CTCAAAAGCACCTTCTTTATTCTTATTATCTTTTATAGGAAACTCTCTTAATACAGTAGCATCAGCATTAGGTTTAAATCTAACTTCACCATTATGACTGTCAAACACTAAATCTCCAATTAAATGCTCTGATAAAAAGCTATCTAACATAGGAGATATATCTTCTAAATAAGTTTTTAAATCTGCTACAGGAAATATTGTACCTTCAAACCTTAATACAGATTCTTGTGGGGTGCAATTATGTGCCCATATTCCATTTGCAGAATAACAGCGTTCTTTAGTTTCAATATCATACACTTGTTGAAACCCTAGACTTTTAAAAGAACTTATAAAATCATATCCATAATTTTTATCAGTACATTTATTTATTTTCAAACACCATTTATTTAATAAATCCTGTTTTCTTGTACTTAAAAATCCGATTTCTTTAAATTTATCTACTTCCCAAGACCTAAATACTATACTATTTCCATAATAAAAACCTCCATTATTATTTACTTTTTTTTCATGTTTTATTTTACAGTATATATCAAAAGAACTTAATAAAATTTGACATTGTTCTAATATTTTTACTTCCTTACTATATATTTTAATTGTTTTTGCTTTAGTGTAAATTCCTGAATCAGCATCGAAATAGCCTTTTAAAAAACTTGCAATAACTGACTTTGGAGATTTAATAATATAATCAGGAATATGAATTTTTCTTTTATATCCATGTTTATTTCCATTCCATTTTTTAATTAAGTCTAATTGAATAAATATTTCTTTTAATTCTTTACTATGTAATTGAATACAAATTTGATTTTTTGAAATAACTTTAATAATAGGAGTTTTAAAATTTTTATTAAAATAACTAATCAACCACTCATAAGATGATTTATCTCTTGCATCAAATTTAAATTCTAAGCTATTGTTATAAAAACATCCATCTCCCATATAAAGACCTAACATACAAGCAAAATCTTCATTAATTTTTATATTGTAATTTTGAAATTTTAAATTTCCTTGTATATTTACTTCTTGATAATTTTTATTAGGAATAAAAGGTTTTAATTTTATTCTATCTTTTATATCATATAAATCTGCTTCTTTATAAATATTACCATCATATATCTTATGGTCTTTAGTGCATTCTAAAGTTCTGCCTTGAATTGTTTTTAATTCAAATAACTCGTGTATTCCATTACTAAAATGATTAGGTAAATTTATTATTTTATCAGAACCTATAGAAGTATTACTTATTAAAGTATTTTTAGATATACAAGGTCGTTCCGCTTTTTCTTGAGTTAAAGCTTCAGGTTTAGAAGAATTATCTCTTACTATTTTTCTAGCTTCTAATATTTGTATTAAAGCTTTAACTGCATTTGAATTACCATTATTATCATAACAATGTCTTCTATTCATATACTCAGGTACAAAAAAGGCACATTCGCCATTCCCTTTAACCTTATCATAGACATTTCTAATCATGTGTACTCTATAAGCTCTACCTCTGTAAAATAACTCTTCAAGTCCTTCAAAGTTGGCTCCTACCGTGCCACCAGTACCAAATGCCATCATAAATCCAAATGTAGTAGGTCCATCTTCCATAGAAGGTCTGGCAATTACCCATGTTTTAAGTAAGTGAGGAAACATACCTCCTTCTTCATAAACTAATAATTTACCTCTTTTACCCCTACCTTTTTCTGGATTACCACCAGTAGTTACACCTATTATTTCAGACTTATATCCTTTTTCTTTTTTATCTTTTGAATCAACATACCCAGCTTTTTTCTGTTCAACACTATTAGTTAATCTGCCTTTAGTCCATGCAGTGTGTTGGTCTACCCAATCTAATACATCCCATGTTTTATTTCTTAAAAGACCATCATCTATTAAATATTCTGTATCAGAAGCAAATGCAAATGATTTAGACATAGGCATTAAAAAGAAGTTTCTAGCTAACATAGAAGCAGTCTTAAAAGAATATCCTCTACCTCTAGTCTTTAATACAGTACCAAATAACCCTAATTCCTCAGCTTGTTCTACATAATGAAAAAATAAGTAATCACTATCCCATACATCGGGAAATTCATATTCTCTTCCACCTCTTTTAGTTGTATTACCTTGAGCATCTAGTATATCTACAGTCCTGTTAATAGGGCTATAATTTAAGTACCAATAATAATATCCTGGAATCCATTCCCCATCACTCTCTCTAATATATCCTTTTAAACACCTTCTTTTTTCTTCATTCCAAAACTTCTTATATTCTGAATTAGGGTGGGGATTAGGATATAAATTAGTATACTTACCATGTTTTTGAAAGTGAATTGCAGTTTGTCTAAAATAATCCATATCCTCTAAGACATGGGGCTTATTAATATCTACTTTTATTTTACCTTCAACATCTGTTTCTTTATCTTTAGCATAACCTCTTTCAGAAGAAGCTTTCATTAGCCACCCTAGCATTTCAATACTTTCAGCTAGAGAAAATAATTCTCCTCTAACATCAGAACTACACTCCATTATTTCTTGATGGAATTCTTTACCTACTTCTAGATCATTTAGTATCTGCTCGTATTCCTCCATTAATCATCTATATCTTCAAACATACCTTTTTCTCTACCTCCTCTAACCAAAGTAGAAGTTTCAGTATCTCTTTTAACTTTATTCTCTAATTTTTCCAAGTTATCAACATTATCAGCTAAAGACTTTAAATTATTACTAAACTTTCCTGCATCATGTATAGGCTTTCCAGTTTTTTCATCCATTTCCATTAAATTAACTTCTCTAAAATACTGTCTTAAAGTATTGATACCAATTTTAGCATCTTCAAGTAATCCAACAGAAATAGGAATATCTTTCTTATATAATTCAATGCATTCTTTTATTAATTCATCTGCATTATAATCATCTTTTTCAAATACCATTCTGCACACTTCCCTGTGTTTATCATCATTGTCTGTAATATTACTTACAAAAGATTTATAATCACACATATAATAAATGTAAGAAAGCTCACTTATAGCTTTTTCTTTACTTTTAGATTTATCTCTATTCCAAAGTTTCCTATAAACAGCCACTCCAAGGGCAGCAGGGTCTATTTCAACCCTACCCTTGGAATTAATGGTAAACAAATGTTGCATTACAGTACTCCTAAAATTTCATTATAAGTAATTAAAAGACCATCAGAAATATTATCTTCCTTAACATCTTTTGAATTATCATCATGTAATATTTCTCCTGTACTCTTATCATAAGCTATACTTCTTAAATGTACACTCTTACCAGAACTAACAGCTTTTGCCATAATTTTATCATGATCTATATAAATCATATCTCCAACATTAATCATCTCAGGTACATTAACACCTTTTGCTAATACTGTTTGATTTATCTTTAAACTTGCATTACTAGTACTATCTGCCAATATAATTTTAGAATCTTGTCCTAATCTATTTGCACTAATAATTACATGATTATGTTGTAATTTAATTTTTGGGTATACTTTTTCTCCTTTACTCATATCTTTTTTTTAATTAAATGTAATTTTATAACTTTTATTTTAATATTTTATCTAATTGTTCAATTATTTTATCATCATATTTGATTATAAATGATGAATCTGCAATTAATTGTGAGTTCAAATAAACTATAATTTCATCATAGTCTTTTCTCAAATAATAACCCTGAATTAATTCATCTTTAATATTACCTACGGTAAAAGATATAGGTGGTTCTGGAAATATAGGCATTTCAACTTCATCATCTTCATTTCTTAACTTAAATAACAAATTATCTTCATTATCAATAGTATTCCTATATTTCTCATACTTAACTATATCTTTGTTATATTTCTTTATACTTTTTAAGTAGCTGGGGTGTTCCTCATTATATATCTTTATCTCTACCTTCATTCTTTTTTTTCTTTAAATTATTTTTTATATTTCTTAATGCATATATATTTACAGCTAAAGAACCTATATTTAAAAACCTAAATGTAGTCTTCATATTTTCTAAGTCTTCATTAGTATTTACAGGATTTAAATCTATTTTCTGTATATTCTCTTTAGTAAATTCAAATTGAGATTCTACTATATCCTTAATAACATTAATAGGTTTATTGTACTTTAAAGAAAGCTTATTAAGCAGCTGTTCATATCTTGTCATTTCTTTATATTAAATCTAATAATAACTTCAAATGTATCTGAATCCTTTTCTATTGCAGGATTAAACAATGGGTTAACTCTATTATTCTTTATAACTTTTTTCTTTCTCAATTGAGATAAATGATTGTTAAACCCACCTGCACTCATGTCTCCTAACTTTTCCCTTATTTTTAACTTATTATCATAACTAAATATTTCAGCCCATTTATCAATATCATCTAATTCTTTAGAATTATGATATTGGTACAACATTATAGTCAATAATTTTATCTGACTTTTATCTAGTTTATGCAAAGGTATTGTTAGTTCTAAATACTTATAAATAGTATTAAATAAATTACTCTCAATTTTTGCTATCTTTCTTGTTACTTTCATTATTTCTCCCATTTATTTAAAGGACAACTAGCTTTAGGACTTTTAGTCTTATATTTAAGAAAACATCCACATGCATCACATTTAGGACCTAAAGATGCTTCTCCTTTATAATACCTACAAGTAGGGTATGGATGATCTGGAGTTAAACATACCATAATCCTATCTTCAGCTAACTGTGTTACTTCTTCATTTTTAAATATATGATTTAAAACTCCTTTTATTATCTTACGCATTTTTTAAAATTAATAAATCTCCTTCTTTTTCTATTCCATTATAATTAGTATAATCATCAGTCCTTACTTCACAAGTTTCTATACTAATATAATCCCCTTCTTCTCCTACACAAACTACCATCTCTTCAGGTAATCCTTTTATCAATTCTCTCAATTCTTTTACTGTTATTTCCATTATTTGCTTATTAAAATATAAATCCATGTTATAGGAAATATTAATGACATTATTATTAATCCAATACCTATTTGTTTATCAGTTACTGGTTCTTTACGTTCTAAACTTATTACCATTTTAAAATGTTCATATTGATTTAATATTATCATTGTTAAAATGATATAAGTAATTAATATTCCTGTTATATAATATATCATGATTTCAAATACTCTAAAATTTTAAATATTACTTCATTTCTATGGTTAGTATTAAACCTATGAAAATTTACACTTTCATATCCTTCCAGTTTAAGAAGAGAAGTAATACAAGAATACTTTGATATCTTACTATTTATTTGTTCTTGAGAACCCACAAATAATAATTTACTAGTCTTACCTAATCTAGTCAAACATAATTCAAAATCTTCATTGGTACAATCTTGCACTTCATCAATAATTACGGCAGCATGCTGATAAGTAATACCTTTCATATAATCTATAGGAAGTATCTGTATTTCACCCTTATCAAACATCTTATCAATAGCTTCTTTACCCATAGTATCATACATACACTGTACAATAGGGGCTACTTGATATGCCATTTTATCCTTAACTTCCCCTGGTAGAAACCCTAGCTTATCAGCCATTATAGGTCTAGATATAATAATCTTATTTATCTTTCTAGTAGTAAACAAATCCAATGCTGTACTAACAGCAAATTGACTTTTGCCACTGGCGGGTTTTCCAAGAATAATGGTAACATCATGCTGAAATACACCAGCTTTTGCAAGCTTTTGTTCACTATTAAGTTTAATTGCATAATTAATTTCATTTTTAGGTACTCTCTTTTTTATATTCTCTGTCTTAGCCATATTAACTATTAACTTCCTTTAAATGTTCCTCTAATAAAACAACTTCAGTATAATCTGTAGTACCACAATCCCCACACCATTCAATAACCACTTTACCTTGAATCTCATCATCTTTTATATTCAAAGAATAACAGTGTCTACACCTAACTATTTTATCTTCCTCTTCTAATTGATCCTTACTATACTTTTCCATATTATGCATGTCCTCTGTTATATTCATTCCTTTACTTCATTCTCCATAATAACCCTCTTTTTTATTTTAAGTATTATATGTATTTTTTAATCTTACTTTTTCTTTTTCTTGATTTATATCTTTTTTAAAAATAAAATTACCATATAAATCTTTCAGAGTTGTATCAACTACAGTAAAATTCATAATATGATATATCTCAATTAAAAACTTATTTAAATAATGTTGTCTCATTTTTCTAATTGCTATGTTACTGCTGTCTAAATTAGCAATTCTATGTACTACAGGAACTAGGTAATATTTACCTTTACTTTTAATTCTAACTAATGTTTTAAATATTAATGAATAATCCTCTCCTTCTATATAATCTATTTCAGGAAATATTTTATCTTTACCAACTGATCTTATTAAATTTTTCTCCATAACACCAAAGTAATATATAATACATTTAAAAAGCAAATAAAATCTTATAAATAATTTCAATTAAAAAAAAGTAAAGAAAAAACTTGCTATTGTCAAATATTGCTTGTAACTTTGAAACAGAAGGTTCTCTTCAGAGGTTCTTCAAATATATGTATTTGGAGGTACTATGTTGTAGTGGTAAAATGGAACCTTTGTTCGTAATAATCTTACCCAATATTAATATAATACTAATATCTGTAACTGTGGTGAAATGGTA